ATGTACCGGAACAAAGTTGATTACCTCTCGGTTTAACACTTTCAGCCATTATCTATCACTCCAATCCTATTTTAAAACTCAAGTCCTCAATACAATCCTGTATTGTAATATCAGCACCCGCAAATATGATACTTCCCGTATTTGCCACTTCGACCTCACTGTCTGTCCAATCCGACACGTCATATTTTTGAGCAAGCCATTCACGTTGCGACTGAACGTCAATATAAGCTCTGCAATCGGCACCGTCATACAATACGCCCTGTGACTGCAACGACTTAAAATACTGATTAACCGCACCGATAAACAACATTTTATTTTCGTGACTGTTTACAACATTAATATAATTTTCCTCAAACGATGCTTTTATATCATCTCTTATGAGGTCAAGACTGTCTATAATCTTGATTTTTTTCATATCCTCCGTCTTATCGCCCGACAATGTTACAAGCGAATTGACACCTCTGCCGACTTTAACCTTTTCGCCGTCATTGATAAGTATAAACTTACCGCCGTCAATATCATCATCCGGAGTTGTACTTTCCGTTATGCTTTCAACCTCTGCAAGAGTTTGATACGTTGCACCCTCTGTCATAGGCAATCCCGCCAAAAGTCCTGCAATACGGCAACAGTATTCGGCAGTGGTATAAACCTTTGTACCGACTTTTATATCATCGGTTGCGAAGTTTATAATACCCTCATTATTCGCCGCATACGGAAGTACGGCTTTAAAAGTCTTTTTCGCACTTCTCTGCGCGATAATCCAATCCGCAATATCTTTTTCGTTATCGGCAAGCGACGGTATTGCAAGGTAATTCCACTTTTTATTTTTCAATCGTGCAAGTGCGTCGTCATAAGTATCTTCCGCACCTATTCTCTCGACAATAACCCTTTGCGGTCCGCCGAGGAACGTCTTGCTTATGTAATCATAATTTGTGGTTGTCCAATGCGATTTTACAACTTCACTCTCATTTGTATACGAATATGATGTAATATCGCTCTTGGTTGCGTCACGCAAAATCAGTGCAACAATGCCGTTTGCACTTCGTTTAATCGCCGTTTCAGCTTTGGACTGAAACACTATATTTATTTCAGGTAAACCCATTATAAATCTCCTCCTAACATCAAATCTTCTGCCTTATCGTATGTACTTTCGTTTCTCACCTTAACGGTGTAATTGTATACAAGCTCCGTCACAAGCGTATAGTTTTCCAAAGAGAAATTAATATCAAAGCACCTTACACGCATACCGTCTGACAGTACAAGCGGTTTATACAAAAACAAGCCTCTCAATTTTTCAGCCACTTCGATAAATTCGTCTTGACTTATCTCTTTCGGAACATATCGTATTTTTACCGTCTGCGTTTCATCGTCCAAAAATGAATTTGTCGACTGTACGTTAAGCGGAAACATTTCAACGATAAAGCAAGGCTCTGAAAATCCTTGTTCGGTGTATGCCGTATATACCGCATAATCATCGCCAAACAGGTTATGAATAGCTTTCGTCACTGCATTTTTTATTTTTGATGTCATTTCAATACTTCCTCCATTTTCTGCATAAGTATTTTAGGTGCATCCCTTTCAACTTTCGGTACTACGGTGTTAAGATACTTTTTACCCTCAACCCACGCTTTGCCGTTTTTCTTAGGCTTGTACTTCGGGGACGTACCCTTTCCGAGCCTTGTACGGTGTCCGAACTCCACATAAGGAGCATATTCAAGTGCGGTATATATTCCGCCCTTTACCGTACTTCCGCTTACTGTTGTTTCTTCTGTTTGCCAACTCTTTTTTAAAGTACCGCCCACTTTACCGTTTTTGTAATGCCCCGGCTTTGTTACGTTACTTATGTATTTAAGTGCTCTTTGAGAAATCTCATTCATAGCGGATACACAAGCTTTGGTGTAATCCGCACTTTCCATTTGCTTTTGTAATTTCTCAAGCTGTGAAAAATCAATCTCATTCATTACGCATAATCCTCGAATAATTCCAGTGCAATTTCTTGGTGTGATGTATAAACCGCACTTTCACCGCTACGGCAATAGTCAGTTGTTTTTCCGTTTTGTGTAACGGTTATTTTACTGCCCGACGGTATTTCAACCTCCGGTGCAATAAAAAGTACAACCGATTGCGATACGGTGCTGTATCCGTCGTCCTTTGCCGCCGAATTTCGGCTCTGAAACGAAAGTCGGCAAGGCTGTTCGGTTAAAACAGCCTTTTCGGTAAATACAGTTTCGCCTGTTTCCTCATTCACGCTTGAAACTTTCACTTTGACAGAACATAAACCTTTATACAGTCTTTCAATAGCCTGTCTTACAATATTCATCACCACACCAACTTTCTGAAACGTGCAAGCCTTGCTTTGTAGTCTTTAAACACGCTCGACATACTGCTTGAATTACTGCCGTACGATACGGTAACATCGCCCTCTTTGATTGACGTTACATTGTCATATTGTCCCGATGATGACGACACGTCATAGCGGAACAAGTCCGCCGCCATAAGTATAACGGTATGCTTTAAATCATCGGGAATACTGTCAATGTGGCAATAATTCTTGATATATTCGATTGTGCTTTCAATACACCTTTCGGCTTTTCCTCTGTCATCTTCGCTTATGCCGTACATATCCGTAAAAACAGTTATATACTCGTCCATAAGTCACCTCATCAAATCTTGTGACGCATTTCGACAATTCTAATCTGCTTAGGGTCATATACGGGTGTCCAGTTTTTTGCGTTGGCAAGTTCCGTACGCGTAGGACCTTCCGTATTTGCGACATCGGCGTCCGTAAACTTAATACCGCGTGGGTGAAGAATATACGTCTTACGATTGATAAGATAGTCAACACCGCTGCCCTTTTTCTTATCTCTGTCTGTTTCGGTCGCAACAAACTTTTCCGGTGTACCGTTGCCGAGAGCAATCGCACCGTTGCCGAAAAGATATGTTGAAAATACTTGACTCGAACCAGAACCTGTTACAGGACAGCCGTCGTCAATAATAACTCTCTTACCCATATATGTACTGAACGGATTTGCCCCCGACGGCTGAATTACGTCAATAAGGTCTTGCTTTCTGAGTGCCGCCTCAACTGCACTGTGCATAACAACGGCGGTAAGTTCCGCTTTGTTGTCGCCTAAAAGCTGTTGTGCGTCAATAAAAGCACTTCCGCTCCATTTTGCACCGTTACCGCTTGCGCTTGACATATCAAGAATGTTTGACGCAAGTCTTGTTTCAGCCTCTTTAGGCGAACCGTCGGAGACTGCCGGAATTGTGCCGAAGATACCTTTAAGCACTGCGATAAGTTCCTTTTGTAAATCTCTCACCCAAAAGTCAGATACAAGACTTGCAATCGCCGCCATATGGTCAGCACCCGACATTGCGGCGGAAAGGTCTGTTGCACTCCACATTTTTGCACGTCTTAAAATTACCGCAACGTCTTTCTTACTGCTGATTTTATCGGCGGTAAGGTCATCGCCCTCGATAACCGTTTCCGATTCACCTGTTAGGTCAGAGAAAAACGGCATATTTACAAGCGGACTTGCCTGTGACGCAAGCTTGTCAAATTCTGCGTCATTCTGCACTATACCGCTTTGTACAAGTGCCGATTTTTCAAGTGTCTTTTGAATAACGTACGGATTAAACAGTTCCGGTACGATAATATCTGATAAAGTTGTTCCCATATTAAATTCCTCCTGTCATTCCTGCCTCTTGCATTAATACTTTTGCTTTAGCAGGGTCGTTTTTATAAATTTCTCCCTGTTTGGTAAGATTGAATGTTTCCTTTGCCCAAGGATTTACGTCTGAACTTCCGCTTCCGCCTTTTGGTGTATATGCTCCTCCTTTTTCGGCAAAAAGGTGTGAGTACGTCTTATCCTCCCTAAGCGGTTTAAGAATATCGTCTACACCGACAGGCTTGCCGTCTTTGTCGAATGTAAACTTGTCAATTCCGCCTTGCTTGTAAATAAGATAATCTGCATCTGTCACACCTGCTTTTGCAAGCTGTTCTTTTAAAGCAAACGTCTTAGCGGTGTTCAACGCATTTGTCTTGAGCGTTTCAATCTCGCCTTCATACTCTGTGATTTTCTTCTGCAATCCCTCATTGTCGGCATTTGATTGTTTAAGGTCCTCAATGGTTTTGTTCGCCGTTTTAAGCTCCGTAACTTTGTCATTGAAAACATTTTTCGGTACTGCATACTTCGGAAATTCAGAGTTTACAGTCGACATCACTCCGTCAATATCCAACTTGCCGTCCTCAATCTTCGCCTTTTCCAATATTGCCTTTAACCATTCCATTCTTATTTCTCCTCCATAATTAATTTTTTATTCAGGTGCGTTCCTGTAAAAAGCATTGTTCTTTATTCTCTGCAACGCTGAAAAAAGAGTATAAAAAAAGCACCGTTTCATAGGTGCTAAGGCGGTAAACCTCGTATATTCACTTGTTCCACTCTCCTTTTTCGTATCAAAAAAGCACGCCCTAAGACGTGCTTAATGTATATTTAATTTATATACCGGGAATTGTTTCTTTAATGCTTTTAGCTAAATTTGCCGCTTTTTTCATCAAAGAATTTTCGCTAAGATATTCAAGTCCTTTTAATGTTATTCGGACATCATCGAATTTGATTCCCTGTATTCCTATCATATCAACTATGATTACTCCGGTTATATATTCTTCTTTGGCAAGCATTCTGATAATATTCTCAAATCGATTTTCTGTTATCTTGAAATTTTCTGCCTTTAGCAAAGACCTATCAACTTCATCACAATCCATTGCACTTTCAATAACTTTAAAATTATCCATTGCCTATACTCCCTTTGTTGTAATAAAAACATACTCATTAGTGTTTTTTGCTTTAATCAAACATACTATATTCTTTTCGTAACTTCTCGTAATACTTTTTTACTTCTTCAGGTGCATCTTCTCGTAAGTGGCATTCTCCGTCGGGATACTCTTCCCATTTGTCCAACTCTTTACTCATCTTCAAATCATATTCTGTTATAAGCCTCATCATTTTACACACCTCTTTACCAATTCCAATAACCGCTTATCTTTTACAATTCCCTTTTTCTCTTGTAACAGCACTTCCGCAATTAATTCATTTAATTGTCTGTTGCCCTCTCTTTTCAATCCATCTTTTGCATTTCGACTAACAGTATTTGACACATAAGAATAATCAAGTCTTTGTTGTTCCTTTACGTATTTCCGCAACTCTGATTCTATGTTCATTTTATTACTTTCTCCACCGTTTGTCAACACAAAATCCCAATGTTTCTTATGGAACATTTCATGCCACAATACATCAAGCTTGTTCTCCGCGACAAAATACCCGTCTTTTAGCATTTCATTCAAAAAGCTTTCATCTGTCAATTTCTCATTGATATATAAGCGATTGTTTTTGTGACTGTATGCGGCTATACCTTTTATTGATTTTGCTATTACGATTTCTGAAACATCACCCAATAAATCGATACTATTCTTAGTATCTATTACAAACTTTATTGTATTCTGTGCGTTCTTCGAGTTTGTTTGCGTATAAATACCGTTATGATTTTTTACAGGATTGCATTTACATCTAACACCATCTTCATCAAATACTTTCGACAAAGACATAGTATCAGTATCTTCAACATTTTCAAGTGTTTCCTCTTCTTCCACAAAATATCCCGTTATTGTACCACGACAACGGGTATGAAACGGCGGTGCGGTTATGCCTTGCTGATATTCGGACAGTTTAAAATGCTTTCCGTGCATACTTGCGCACTCATCGCAAATATCACTGTCCATATTCTCGTCAATCTCGTATTCGTCACACCCTGCGTCCATTATCGAACGCAATCTTGCGTCAACCATAATATGCGTATATTCCGTCTGATACAGTGCGGCGGAACGGCTTTTTGAAACATTCATTCTTGCAGAAATATTTTTAATCATTTTATCGGGACTGTCGCCCCTCGTTATGCCCTGTACAAGATTTGTATTAAGCTCTCTTAAAAGTTTCTGCTTATCGTTCCATATCCTGTCGGAGAAATTACTTCCGTCAAGCCACTTTTCATACACTGCGTTTCGTACGGTTTCACTGTCAAACTTAGCAAAATTTACGTCACTGTCAAGCGAATCGGCTATATGTTTATGTGTTGTATAATATGTATCACTGTACGCCTTTTCAAGTGATGTTGAAAATTTATCCTCTTGCTTTTGTTTCAAGAGTTCGACTTCTCCACGCATTTGATATTTGAGTGCCTCCAAACGGCTTACCCTTGAACGCATATACTCATTATCAAGCATTGCCGTCCACTTGCCGTCTGCGTTATCAAGTGCCTTTTCCCTAAACTCCTCAAGCGACATCTTAAAGCCTTTAAGTTCTTCACGACTTAACTGCTTTCGTGCCTCTGCCATACTGATACCGTTTTCACCCGCATACCTTGCGTAAAACGTTTCAATCTCTTTTTTTATGCCGTTTAAGGACCTTTCATACTCTTTTATAAGTTCGCGTTCTATATCATCGGCTTTCTGTGCGTGGATTTTTAAAAGCTCACTGTTCCTCTTCTTCCAATACTCGTTCATTATGTCCACCCATTATATCGTCACTGTCGTCCTTTTCTTCCGCAATTCTCTCCATTTCCTTATCTGCGTCCTCAACAAACGGATGACGTTCGATAATCGTGCGTTGAGATATAACACCAACGCTTTTTTGTGCTATATCCGCAAGTTCGGTGTCGTTTGAAACGCTTGTCCTTGTCCACGTCTGCGTGACATTTTCACAAGCGATACCGCTGTAATCGCATATCGCTTTGATGAGTTCTTCAAACCCACTCCTAAACTCCATTTCTGCCATACCGGCTTTGAGTTCAAGCAGTGAATACAAATATTTCAATGCCGTACCCGATGAATTACCGAAGTTCTGTGGGTCCGGGTCAATACCCTTACCCTGTTCAAAAATACTCTTGCGTGTCATTTGGAGCATTTTCTCTCTTGCCTCAACCGGAATATCAATCGTCAAAGTCGAAAGTCCTCCGCTTGCTCCGTCCTCCGAATCAAGCTTAACAGTCTTGTACTTCTTGAGCTGTGTCAAAAACTCCGAAAGGCTCTCGCCCTCATATCCGCTGAGTACGAATATAATCTCCTGTATATCTTCAAGGTCGTTTATAAAACCGCTGTATGTCTTGTCATATGTATCAATAAGTCCTTTTATCGGTGTAAGGTCATCACGATGAAAGCCGTTATTGAAAAACGGAATAAACGGTACACGTCCGAAGTTATGACTGTACACGTTACATACAGTTCCGTTTGTTTCAACGTCATACACGTTGAACATATTATACATTTCAAGCCGTTCAAGACCGTCGCCAATCTTCTTACGGAATACACTGCATTCCTTATCAGTCCAATACTCGTAAATGTGGTATGTATCGCCGTTATCGTCAAGCTCCTGATACGTTCTGAAACAAGCCGTCAATTCGTGTTCCAAAGTATCGCCCCATATCGGTATAACTTGTTTACTGTCTATAACGTCATACTTAAATCCGTCATTATCCCAGTAGTGAATCCAACCTACACCCGCATTTGACGCATTTATTGCAAGTCTTGAACATATTTTCGTGTATCGACTGCCGAGTATATCGCTTATTTTCTCATTCGCCGATTTATTCCCGACATCAAATAACGGCGGTGACGTAAACATATATGCGGACTTTTGGTCTACAAGCAAGCCGTGAAAATTTGATGGTATTCTGTTATCGGCATTTCTCAAAGGCTTTTCGTCCTCACTATGCTTTATGTGCAAAATATCGTTGTCGTTTAAGTAATACCTTTCCGCCGTCTGCACTCTCGATATAAAATTCTCGTGTCCGGGTATATATTTTTTTATCAGCTTTTTCACTGTTTCCAAATCCATTTTTATCACCTACTTTAAAATTGACAGTCCGCCCTTTTTCCTGTTCATCATTTCCGCAATACCCGTTGTTGCGTCGGGTGCGTCGTCGTGTTTGTTCCTGCCCTCACGCTGATATGTTGTCATCGCCTTATAGTATTCGGGAAAACGTATATGCCAGTCGCAAGGAAAATATATATGCTCCATTACCCAAGTGCTGTTGGATAATATTCGTGCCTCTTTGTTATTGCTTTGGTGAAACCATTTCACCGTTGTAAAATTACTGCCGTACTTTTCGGCAAGGATTTCACGCACACGTCTTGCGAACGAACGTCCGCCGTTATTGCTTTCAATCTTTGCAAGGTTGACGTTGTTCTCGTATAATCTGCGTGCCGTTTCACCCTCTGTAATCTCCATAGGCTCGTCGGTATAATACACGTCTATGACGTATACTTCTTTGCCGTATATGCCGTATATTATGTTGCAGAGATAGTCCGCACCTGTATCGGCGGTATCGCAATATGATTGTATTTGCGTAATCGGCGGTAAACTGTCGTATGTTTTAAGCGTTGTGTAGAGTTTGCCTTGCAAATCAATCGGCTCTTGCTGATAGTTCGCACTTGCTACATCCGCACCCATTGCCTTAATCTTTAAGTCGTAACTGCTCCGTGAAAGTATTTCGTCACAAAGCATATTGCCGTCATCACGAACGGCTTTCATCGTGATTACTCTGTGCGATATGTTGTTCTCGCTGAAATACTCAATCGCACGTCCCGCAAGGTCGCCCGAAGCCCACCGTGTCATTATAATGATTATCTTGCCTTTTTCTTCAAGTCGTGAAAGCATTGTGTTCGTAAACCATTCCCAATGCTTTTCTTTGACTGTTTCGTTGTATGCCTCCTCAGCATTTTTGATAAGGTCGTCGATTATAAGTAAACTCGCTCCGAAACCTGTCGCAGTACCGGACGGCGATGTGGCAAGATAGTTGTTGTAACCGCCCTCAAGGCTCCATAAGTTCATCGCTCCGTCGCCTTGCTTTATTTTCACATTCGGAAATATGTCACTGTAAATAATCTTATCCTTATCCGCTTTTTCCTCTTGAATGGCGTTACGCACCGCTTTTGAAAAAGTGGTTGATAATGTTTCATTGTATGAGCCGGTCATTATTTTTTCGCTTTGATTTCTGCCGAGCACCCACTCAACAAACATTGAAGCAGTACGGCTCTTGCCGTGACGCGGCGGTAAATTGATAATCAGTGCGTCTTCGTCACTTTCGTAAAACGATTGCATTTCATTGCATAATCGTACAAGAAATTCTCGCTCCGGCTTGTAGAATGACGGTGCGGTTAAATGGCAAAAATAAAAGAACTCACGTCGTGCAAGTTCTTTCTTCGCCTCAAGCATTATTAAGTTTTTATCCATCGCCAATCAACTTCCTTAATTCATCGATCGTAAGATTTGCCATAGGATTGTTTATGTCCATTGTGCCACTGTGCGTTATTTCCTGTTTCGGTGAAAATTCATCTTTGCATTTGCGTTCAAGATACCATAACGACAAATTAATATCACCCTTTTTTATCCCGTGTGCAACGTTTAATTTCGACTTCATTTTGATATTGTCTTTAAGTAGCTCTTTTCGCTCCGAAAACTCCTTGTGTTTCTTGCAGTAATCGTATAACGTGCTTACCGCTATATCCGCATAAATACAAGCCTCTCGGTCACTTAACCCCATTAAAAATCCCTCTTCGAGTTTTTGGACTGTCTCTTTCGTAATCTTTCTCGGTCTTGCCATGAATTTCACCTCCTGTTTTTGGGTATAGAAAAAGCACTACCTATGCGATAGTGCCTTATATTTTATTTTGATACAATAGTGACATTGTATTGTTTTGCTCAGTTGACTGTGTTGCTTTCTTCTTTTTCCGCTATCAGTTCATCTAAGACTTGCAATGCAATTCGGCATTGAGTACACTCATCTTTTCTATATATTCCGAATGCTAATAATATAAACATCGCTATTATAGCAACAAAAAAATAAAAAATTTTGGTAACTATTGATACAAGTGTCACTGCTAATGTTATAAATGCCAAAATAGCGGCTATTGCACTGTATGCATTGTCTTGTTTTCTGTCTTCTAATCTTGTTTCTATACGCAATCTTTCCTTTTTTAGATATTCTAAAGATTCATCAGTATAAAATATTTTTGTGTTTTTACGATACTCGAGATATTTATTGTCGTCCGATTTATGTTTTCGTACGTGATCCCAAAATAATATTCCCATAATTTTATCCTCCGTAAAATTGTATTTGTGTATATAATTCGACAATATCACACAAAATTCCTTTTTTACAAAAAATAAATTTCCAAAAAATTAATATCTCCACTCCCACCAATCACACGAGATATTCACCCATCATCTCACGATGATACACTACCTTTTTACGAAAATAACGAGCGGTAAGATATAGAACACAAAATATTGCACTGTATATATGTTTTGCATTATTTTTTGTTTGCTCATTCTTTTCGCATTATAAATTGTATCACACTTTTTTCGGCAAATTCGGCATTTTTAAAAATTTATTATGTTTTCTTCGTGGATAACTCTCATCGTAATGCCCTATCTTAAATGCAATCCACTGCCACGTCGGCATTACAGTGCCGTCTATGTATCTGTATCGGAATATGCGGCGTGTTTCACTGTCCAATATACCGGCAACAAACAATTCAATTTTATTTTTCTGCCGCTCCAAGCGTTGACGTAATACAATATCAGATATATGCGTTGGCTCAACACCCGACACAGAAATACAGTGTTTGACGTACGGAAATTCGCTGTCAGAGCCTGTGACAGTACCGTGTACTGTATTACTGTTTATTCTGTCATTTACCTCGTTTAATTCCGCTACAATACTGCGATACTGTTTTAGATCTTCCTTTGTCAAATTAATTCCCCCTGTCTAAATATTCAATACGTCCGTTTGAATAAAATACCATTTTACAATCATTGCGGATTGTATCTTTAATTATTTTTATTCTGCCGTTCATCATATCCATTAATACAAATTTTGCAGTTTGTCCGATGTCCGCCATACGTTTTTTACGCCAACCGAATTGCATATATAACGGATATAGCGCCACAGGAAGTATCGTCTGCATTTTGTATATAATCATCTTCATACCATCTTCGTCAACGGTATCTGTTTTCAAGGTCAACGGTTTAAAATCTGCCATTAATGACTGATAATCAAAATCACATTCAGACTTAATTTCATCAGTAAGTTGTATTACTGTTCGTGTTTCGTTGCCGATGTGTTGTAAATAATTATGCGCATATGTTATGTACCGCACCAATCGTTTTTGATTCCAACCGTACTTTGTATGTAAATACCACACAACGAACACAACAGAATTAACAATCGCCTCTTTGGTTGCCTCAACTTCGACAACTTTATAGGCTTGCAGTGCCTTTTTAGTATTAAATTTCTTGACACCATGCTTTTCAGCTACTTTTTTGAAATTTTCAACCAATGCTGATTCTTCCTTGCATCGTTCTACCTGTTTCAATCTCTGCCGCATTTTCTTGCGTTTCTTCGCTATTTTATCTTTCACGCTCTACTCAACCTTTCTTGTCCGGTACATACTCCGGACACTTTTCAATCCTATACGAATCATACGTCTTGCGTTGTACCTTTTCAGCAGTCCAACCCTCCACAGGCTGAAAGCAACTGCTCCACGAACAATCGCCGCAAGCTTTCTGACACGCCCAACATAATTGTTCTTTAACCATTTTGTACCTCGTCTAATCTCTGAACATACTCAGTAAAATACCATATCAGTTCATCTTTGAATACTTCGATAGCTTCTTCGGCTTTTTCTTTGGTGGTGAAATATATTGTATTAGGTAATCGCATAATATAATAATACTCTGCGTACATTTCTTCAGAACTATATATAATAAACCACTTCTTTTTACTTTCATTGTTCCAATCTTCTACTGAAATAGGCTCGTCGTTTTGTGCCTGCCATTGTCTTAGTTGACGGAGTAATCTGTCTGCTCTTGCATTGTTCTCAGCAATGGTTTTATCGCTGTAATAATTGCCTACATCATAACGATTTTGGTCAAATAGGACGGTATTCTCATCTTCTATTACTAAATCTATAGTATTGACAAAATAATGCTTCTTATTGTTACATTCTTCTCTTCCCTCATACCCAGTTCTAGGTTTATCCTCAAGCAATCCCAACTTTTTTAACTGCTCAACCAGTCCCAACTCTTTCAGCTGTCCTTCCGATATTTCAGCTTGAACGGTTTTACCATTTGCATTAATCGTTACTTGCATTTTTTTGTTCCTCACTTTCTTTATCACAAAATCACTTTTTTGCTATCTTCCCATATCTCTGTCTTTTCAGCCACTAACGGAGCAAGTCCCGCGTCAGTTGACACCGTATATTCACCATATCCTTGTTCCATTAATTCTTTGAACTTTTCATAAAAATCTGCGACTGTCATTGTCTTATTCCTCCTAAAAATAAATTAATCCATACCCTCATACAAACTTTTGCTGACCGAAATATCCTCAATATTTGTTTCGTGTATTGCTGTTGCTATCTTCAATTTTGTTTCTCTGCACGGCATATATCCATATTTGATATATCGTATCATTCGCTCAAATGTTGACATTGGAAACAGTATTTTGTCATCGACTACCAATCGTTTTGTATGTAGGTGTTCAAAAAACTTATCGTCGTACATTACTTTATATTCAATATGTTTTCCGTCGTCCTCCGTTACTTCTTCTTTGAAATATGCAAACTTTGATATAGTAAAATCAAAATTTTCTAACATCGACTTTGCGTCATTGAAATTTTTACGACATAACTCCAATACCAACCCACTGTCTATATGCTTATATGCCTTGACATTGTCGTTTTCGTAGTAAAAATTATATTGCACTGTCAATGCGTTATCGCCTGTATATCCTTCTGTCTGACTGTCGAAGTATTCCACGGCGCAATAAAATT